CCCAAGCCGCCGAGATCGGCATCCAGGACCCCAAGGCCCGCTGGCAGTACGCCACCGGCATGCTGCAGCGTGACCTTCTGAACCTGCGCTACCAGCAGATGCAGTCGGCTCCGCCGCAGGGCTTTGCACCACAGCAGGGTGTTCCTCCCCAGGCGCCCCCTGCCCCGCCGGCCGACCCCGTGGCCGAATCGAACATGCAATTCCTTCGGGAGCGTGCAACCCGCGCCCCCAATCGAAGTGCAGGAACCACAGAGCCTCGCGCACCGCGTGCGAGGATGAGCTTTGAAGACCGGCTGAAAAGCCAACTCGTAAGTGATGGAGTCATTTAATGGCCAGCAGCACTGACTGGGCTCGTAGTATTGCAACTACGATTGTCAATCACCTTAAGGAAGAGGAAGTCGCTTCCCTTCGTAAGTTTAAGGTGTTTGCAGCGTTGGAAGGTAGCGGTAACATCCGCACAAACATGTCGGGTCGTGGTTTTGACTGGGAAATCCAGTACAGAAATCATACCCCTTCTGGTAACAACGGTGAGACGCCCCGGTCGTTCGCCCGCCAGAATCTCTGGAAGAACGCCGAGCTGGAGTATCGCGGCGCGCAAGTGACCGACGCGATCTACAAGAAGGAAATGTTGGAGAATCGTAGTGCTTCTGCTCTCGTCAATGTTGCGGGCAAGATGGCCTCGCGCCTCCTGACCAGCATGGAGCAGTACCTCGCCAAGGAGTGGGTGGTTGACGGCTATGCGGCCGGCAACGAGCTTCGCTTCCACGGCCTGGAGTCGTTCCTGGGCTACAACGGCACGATCAACGTGGCCACTGGTGCCACCCGTGTTGCCAACGTGGCCGATCCGTTTGCGGCTCCGTCCGACACCTACGCCGGTCTTTCGACCGTCTTGGGTGCCTACGGTGGCTCGCAGAAGACGGGCGTGTGGCCCAACGGTGAAGCCGATCCTGAGTATGACTTCTACTCGCCTGTGATCGCGAACTACACCTCGTCCTACTTCGGTGGCACGACGTGGGCTGCGAATTGCACGAAGGCTCTGCGTGAAGCTCTTCACCAGACCCGTCGCAACGATACGAAGCAGGATCAGGTGGACATGTGCCTGATGGACAGGCGCATGTATATCGACATGCTGAACAAGCTGGACGAGAAGGAGCGGGTGGTGGTGAGCCGCACGAACGGCCTCCGCAGCTACGGCTTCACGGATGTGTTTGAGTTCGACGGAGTGGAATGTTCTTCGGAAAATTCGATTCCGGCCGGTGTTGCGTATGGTTTGGCCATCGGCAACATGGAACTCCTGTGCATGGAAGGACAGCTCTACAACAGCGAGGGTCCTTTCTACGACGAAATCACGCAGCAGTACCGCTACGTTGTTTCAACGTTGGGCAACCTTAAGTTCAAGAGCCCGCGTAACTTCTTCAAACTCGCCGCCGTGGCCTAATCCAAAGAAAGAGGTGCGTTGACATGAGTCTTCTGATCGATCCGCCGTTCGCTCTCGGCCAGACCCTTGGGGTCACTTCGGCCAACGACGGCAAGAACTGGGTGGGTGCTGTTAAGCAGTTCCCTGACGTGAATCCCATCACGGGCGTGGTCCGCAGCAACCGGGTGAAGACCTGCGTGGCTGTCCGGAACACCTCCGCCGGGGTGATCCTGCCGAAGCGCGTGGTGTCGTTTGACACCACCACGGCTGGCCTTGCCGTCTTTGCGGAGACGAAGGGCTACACGTCGGTGACGAACGAAGAGCGGGTGGGCGTTGCGGACGAGTACCTCCCGGCGACGGGCGTTGCTGTCAACGACGTGTACTGGGTGACGGTTGAGGGTCCGACCGAAGTGTCGGTTGCTCTCAGCGGTACGGATGTGGCTGTTGGCGACCGTCTGGCTGCGATCACCGCTGCCACGTCGGGTGCGACCACCGCCGGCCGTGTCACTCGGAGCGGCGTGGGTGCGGCTACGACTGGCGCTGGTGACAACAGCCTGGGCGTCATCGGTCGTGCGTGCAGCACGGGCGCGACGACTGGCACTGCGGTCCTGGCCATCGTGAAGACCCGTTACTAATCTGCCCCTAGTGGGCTTATCGGGGGAGCGGCTGGCTGGGGAACTGGCCAGCCGCTTTTCTCGTAATAGGGACCAATCGTGGATCAACCGGCCATCCAGAACCTGGACTTCCTGCGTGAACTGATCGCGGCCATCCGCGACAGCGAGTACGCCGACATGGCGAAGCTCCGCATGCTCCAAGGATCGGGCATGGGTACTGACGCACTGACAACGAAGAGTGGGGACGAATAATGTTTGTGACTATGGGTGGATCGGCCAACGACCCACGCTGGCGTGAGAACGGCGGCAGCTGGGGATACCGTACGCCCGAAGCGGCGGCCAGAGCCGGCAGCAGCCCCAGCATGCCCGAATACCCCCAGCCTAGCCAGCAAGCCTTCGGCATGCCGCAGGCCGCCCCGATGGCGGCCTATCGCCCGCAGCAAAGTGCCCCGCAGAGCGGTATGCAGGCCTGGACCCCGCCGCCCGCCGCACCGCGTACACCGCCTCGCTATTCGTGGAGGGCCGCGGGCTCGGCGCAGCAGCCGCGTCAGTCTCCAGGCTCCAGCAACGCGCCGCCATCGACCGGCGGCGTGAACATTTCTTCGTGGGCTGCCCCGCAGTCCGGCAGAGCCCAGTCCATTCAGGAGCCGTCGCAAGGCACTCCATATACGCCGCAGCAGCAAGGCCCTCGCCCATCCAACAGCGCCTTCGCTGATGCGTGGAACTTCTCCATGGAGGGGAACGCCTCTCGCATGGCGCCGGCTCGTACGTTCGGCGGCGGTGGCGCCGGGAACTTGGCCTACATGCCAGACAACGCCCGGCCCGATCCGTTCACGTCCTATGCCATTGGCCCTGATGGACGGCAGGTCAGCCAGCAGCAGTCATTGAACAACCGCGATGCACTTATCTCGGCTCTGATCCAAGACAACGCGCAGCACGCCGGTCGCTCTGGCGTGTACCAAGGACGCGGCAATCCTCCTCCTGGGTTCATGGCACCGCCTCCGCCTCCCAACATTCCGGCTCTGTGGGGGCAGGCGCAGAACGCAGTCAACAACGGCTGGGTAAGCCCCGCGGCAGGATTATGGGGTTGATCGGCAATCTGTAACTTCGTACACTAACGCCTCCCCCCGAGGTGCCCCATGAACCAGAAGTTCAACGTCGGTATCTGTACGTTCTCTTATGGCGGGAACGGAGGCATTTCCTCCGAAGTTCCTGACGTGAGGGAATGGATGACCCCCCTTGTCTCGGAACTGTCCCGGGACGCTCGCGTTGAGAATATCCGTATCTGGAACCTAGCCGATACGCCCATCACCATGACTCGCAATCGCTGCGTCCTCATGGCGCGTGAGTTTGGCGTGGATGTGCTGGTGATGGTGGATTCGGACATGAAGCCCGACCTCCTTGTCGGCCAAGACCAGGACGCCAAGCCGTTCTTCCAGTCCTCCTTCGACTTCCTGGTGGACCACTACCACAAGGGCCCCTGTGTGATCGGGGCTCCGTACTGTGGCCCCCCCCCGGCAGAATGCGTGTACGTCTTTGAGTGGCGCAACATGCAGTCCAACAACGCCAATCCGGACTTCCAGTTGAAGATGTACGAGCGGTCGCAGTCCGTGAAGATGTCGGGCATCCAGGAGTGCGCTGCTCTGCCCACGGGCCTGATCATGTACGACATGCGGGTCTTTGATCTGACCGAGCCCAAGACCGAAGCCGACAAGCCTTGGTTTTACTATGAGTGGGCCGACAAGTACGCGGCCGACAAGGCTTCGACGGAAGACGTGACGATGACCCGCGACCTCTCGCTCGTCGGTACGCAGAAGCTGGGCTACAACCCGGTCTTCTGTAACTGGGATGCTTGGGCAGGTCACTGGAAGCCGAAGTGTGTCGGCAAGCCGCAGTTCATCGAAGCCAAGGCGGTCAGCGAGAAACTGAAGGAATCGTGGGCCGCCGGCTACGATCCGACCGTGAAGCTCGTAGACCTGAAGCCGAAGTTTTCCGTGAAAGTGAATGGCTGAGTATCGGGCCTGTGTGAAATGTGGGGTCAGCTACGCCCTCACTCCAGAGTACTTCCACAAGTCCAAGGACGGCTTCCACGCCCGCTGTCGGAAGTGTCGCAACAAGCAGGTCAAAGCCGACCGTCTGACCAAGAGTCAGAAGAAGCTCGTTGAGATTGAGAAGGGTGCGGTCGATCTCTTCATCGCCGCATCCCGGGTCGGTGGTACGAACATCCCGCATTCCAGCGAATTGCTGGAGTGCATGATGAAGTACTTCGGCGGCGTGGAGGGTTTCTCGCGGGCGTTTATGAAGCAGTTCTTCGACGCCCCCGCTGGTGGAGCGTTCCGTACCAAGCAGTTGGATTCCCTCCTGCGGCTGATCGTGAACAACACCGCCATGGGTGGGGCGAAGAAGCCGCTGGAGTTGATGACCGAAGAAGAGCTAGAAGCGCAGTATCGGCGGGACGTTCTCGCCGCCGCCCTGGCGATCAAAGTGAATGGCAAGCAAGCAAGGATAGAGAGCAATGGGGACGTGCGAGAGTTGCCGGTGGTGGCTGCGGGAACTGCCGAGGTCGATTCAGGGGTCGTGCATGAGGTTCCCGCCACAGGTGCATCCGACCGAAGCGATGGGGGTGTTTCCGAAGACGAACTCCCTGTGGACGTGCGGGGAGTGGCACCCTCAGTCGATGAGGCAGGTGAATGAAAAAGCATCCGAAGATAGAGCTGCCTGACCCGCCCAAGACGGCTGGTCCTGAAGTCTCTCAGCACGCCCTCCAGCAGATGCGGGAGGTGCAGGCCGAGCTTGCATCTCGCCGCCTGGAGTCGTTGCGGCTCTATCGCCCCATGCCTCATCAGGAAGAGTTCCACAAGTGCATGGCGAGCGAACGGATCGTGCTGGGTGGTAACCGAGGTGGTAAGTCTCTGGCTGTGGCCGTGGAGGCGGCTCGCGCTGTGACGGGCCAAGACCCCTACGGCAAGTATCCAGAGAAGGACGGCAACCTCGCCATCGTCGGCCGCAACTGGCCCCACATCGGGCTTGTCATCTATCCGATCCTCTTCAAAGCCGGGGCGTTCCGAATCATCCGCGATGAAGAGACGGGAGAGTGGCGCTCCATGCGCAAGGGGGACGACAAGTCTAAAAGCAAACCAGCCCCGCCATTAATCCCGCCACGGCTCATCAAAGACATGAGCTGGGTGCTGAAGAACGCCGGCTATCTCAACAAAGTCGAACTGACCAACGGCTGGAACATCTGGTGCTTCTCTTCTGAAGGCGAGCCTCCGCAGGGCTATCAGGCAGATTTTATTTGGCTGGACGAGGACCTTAACAACGAGCGTTGGGTGGGGGAGTGCCAAGCCCGACTGGCGGATCGCAAAGGCCGCTTTGTGTGGGCAGCCATGCCGCACTCCAAGAATGACGCGCTCATCGGCCTGTGCGAACGTGCCGACAAGGCGATTGAGAACGGCGATGAGAATCCGATCATCCGCAAGTTCACGTTCCGGTTCTTGGATAACGACTTTATTGATGATGAGGAAAAGAGGAAGAACATTGAGCGGTGGAGCGCGCTAGGCCAAGAAGAACTGAAGATGCGTGCCGAGGGTGAGTTCACGACTGAATCCACCCTCATGTACCCGACGTTCAACCAGTCGGTCCACATTCTCCCCCGGTCAGAACTGCCGGCCGGTCTGGTGCCTCCCGACTGGACCCGCTACGTGGCCATCGATCCTGGCCATGCGGTGATGGCGTGTGTCTTCGGTGCCGTACCACCGGACGAGAAGTTTCTGCTCATCTACGACGAACTGTATATCCGGCAGTGCAACAGCCTGATCTTTGGCGAGCGCTTCTGGGAGAAGGCCCAGGACCAGCATTTCTACAACTTCATCATGGACATGCACGGTGGCATGCTCCGTGACCTGGGGTCTGGCCGACTGCCCCATGAGTTGTATTCGGAGGAGTTGAAGAAGCGGAACTGCCGCTCCCAGATATCCGGCTTCGGGTTCATGCCGGGGTCCGACGACATCCCAGCCCGCACGGCGATGGTCCGTCAGATGCTGCATATCCGCGGCGACGGGACGACCAAGCTCAAAATCCTGGAAGGTTCCTGCCCCAACCTTCTCAGGGAACTGAGGCGCTACCGAAAAAAGACGACCACCGTCAACGGACAGGTCTACGTGACGGATGAGCCGCAGACCCGCGGCGAGGTCCACGCCTGTCAGTGTTTTGACGACCAGACCGAAGTGCTGACGGAGTCGGGATGGCGCCTGTTTCGGGACGTTCCGGATGCGGAGCGAGTGGCCACCGTCAATCTGGAGAATGGCTTTCTGGAGTATCAGCATTTTACGCAAAGGATCGAAAGGCCGCACGCTGGGGAGATGGTCCGCATTTCATCCGCGCGTGTCGATGCGCACGTAACGCCCGACCATCGCATGGTCACGCTGGACCGCCACGGTGAATATCGCGTCCGGGAGGCTGGCGACCTGCGCATCACGGATCGGTTTACGAACCGCGTGCAGTGGGATGGCGTTAAGCGCACGGGGCCTGTGCTTCTTCCGTCCGCGCCTGGAGGAAAAAAGGAGTTTGAGAAGGAGATCGACCCGCATGTGTGGGCGGAGTTCCTTGGGTGGTTCTTGTCAGAGGGCTATGTTGACAAGACGCCACGCTGCCCCGGCAGCGGCTACAGGGTCGTCATCGCGCAAAAGAAGCCGCTTGGCAGGGCTTTCCTGAAGTCTCACCTCGCCCAGCTTCCTTTTCGGTGGGTAGAGACACCAGACGGATTTCAGGCATCTAGCAAGCAGCTGTGGTCTGCTTTAAGGCCATTTGGTGGGCAATATGAAAAGTATGTGCCGCAGTGGGTTCTGGACTCCGACAAAACGATCTTGCGCGCCTTCCTGGACGGCGCCCTGGACGGCGACGGGTGGACCAGCACGCAGACCCACTTGCCGCGATATGGGTCTGTCAGCAAGCAACTGGCGGACGGCTTGCAGGAGATCATGCTGAAGATGGGCATGTCCCCCTCCATGTACACGCAGCCCGCTGGCGTCGATTCGATTATGGGCCGCGTCTGCAAGACGCGAGAGTTCTACCGCGTTGTAGCGTGCCGCCAGCGGCCGATTGCATTGCGAGACTCGCGCGGCACGCCTTCGTTTGAGCCCAGCGATTACGAGGGCATGGTCTATTGCCTCTCGGTGCCCAACACAACGCTCATCGTTCGCCGTGGTGGCAGGCCGATTATCGCCGGAAACTGCCTGGAATACCTCTGTGCCTACGAGCCCAAGTATCACGCACCACCGAAGACCTATGGTCCCGATCCGTGGTGGGTGAAGTACCTGTCCGAGAAGAAACGCCGCCAGCGGGAGTCCGAAGACCCTGCGTTGTATCTAGCCCCGAAAGGATTTGGAAAATGACCGACTTTGCTATGCCGAAGGCCGACCTGGGTGACTTTGTCCAGTACTACCGCCATGAAGGTGCCGAGCCCAACGTGGGCATCGTGACCTCCGTCTCGTCCCGCACGCTCACGCTCTGGGTCATCGCCCCGGGCTACGGTGGCGTGGAGCGTCCGAGCGTCCATCACGTCACCGATCCAGGGGTGGCGGAGTTCCCGGCCTGGAAGGAATACGGCTTCTGGGACCTGCGCAAAGGCAAGGATGCGATTCTCTCGGAAAAGGTGGCCTTGCTGGAGAAGAAGCTGGCTGACCTGGAGGGGAAAAAGGCCCGCTAGGACACTGATCCATAGGAGAACCTAGATGGCCGACGAGAATCCCCTGCGCCCAATAGTGGCCACTTGGCTGAAAAAGCTGGAGCTTGCAAAAAAGCACAAACGTCCGTTCTCTGAGGACGCCGCCGAGGCTCTTGGCTTCTATGACAGCGATCCTGACACCATGTGGAAGGACTCCACCGCGCGTGGGGACAAGGGCTACAACAAGGGGATCGATGCCCCGCCGATCCGGTTGTGCATCAACCGTGTCTGGGAGGCCGTGCGTCTGTTTGCGTCGGTGATCCATCACCGTAACCCGCAGCGTACGGTCAGCCCGAAAGAGTACCCCATCGTCGGCCCGGCTCTCCTGGGCATCTTCCCACAGCAGCCGGTTCCCCAGATGGGTCCTGATGGTCCCGCGATGGGCCCTGACGGCCAGCCGGTGATGATGCCGGACCCCGGGATGCAGATGTACCAGCAGGGCCTTCAGCAGCAGCAGATGATGTGGGAGCGCCGCAAGGTGATCGCCCAGTTGCTGGAAGGATATTTGAACTACACCCCCAACGAGCTGAACCTCAAAGGCCACTCTCGCAAGGTGGTGGAAGAGGCGTTCATTAAGGGTGCCGGCGTGTGGTGGCACGAACTCTACTCCCCTTCTGGTTCGCAGGTGAAGTTCGCCGGGTCGTTCTTTGACTCCATCGACAACATCGTCTGGGACCCGGATGCCGATGAGTTTGAAGACATCCGATGGGCCGCCCGTAAGCGGACGCAGCCCATCGATGAAGTAGCAGCGAAGTTCGGCCTGTCTCGCGAGGACCTGAAGGGGCACATCGAATCCTACGCCTCCCGCACGGAGGAGGGTGAGCGTGGCTACGAAACCAAGCGCAAGAACGGCAAGACGAACGACCTCATCTGCTACTGGGAGATTTACTCCAAGACCGGCTTCGGGGATCGCCTGAAGGACGCCGACAAGGACCTGCAGGGGAAGTTTGATTCGTTAGGCACCAACTGTTACATCGTCGTCGCAGAGGGTGTGGAGTTCCCATTGAACCTCCCCCCTGCCCTGCTCCAGGAAGAGGCCGGCGAGAACGGGGTGCCGCAGAACTTCTTCATGGCTGCCCAGTGGCCGATTCCGTTCTGGGCGGAACCCAACGGCTGGCCCTTCACGCTCTTGGCGTGGCACGGCAAACCCGGCTACTCCTGGCCGATCTCTTTGATCCGCCCTGGTATTTCGGAGTTGCGGTTTATCAACTGGGCGATGTCGTTCCTCGCCACCCGGATCGCCACGTCCTCGCAGACGCTGATCGGTGTTGCCAAGGCAGCCGACCCAGACCTGAAGGCCAAGATTCTGGAGAAGTCGGAGAAGGGATTCAACATCGTTGAAATCTCGGAGGCGGTGGGCAGATCGGTCAGCGACGTGATCTCGGTGTTCCAGACTCCTGGCGTGACCCAGGACATGTACCAGATCATCAGCGAGGTCACCGCCCTCTTCGACCGCCGCGTGGGGCTTACTGAACTTTTGTATGGTATGACCCGGAATCAGTTCCGGTCAGCTGCAGAAGCCCAGGTGAAGGCCGAGCAAATCTCGGTCAGGCCCGACGACTATGCAAATATTCTGGAAGACGCTCTCTCGGAGGTCGCTCGCAAGGAAGCCCTCCTCGCCCGGTGGTTGATCTATCCGCAGGATGTGGAGCCGCTCCTTGGACCGATGGCTGCACAGGCGTGGGGCATGCACGTCCAGGGCGAGAACCCGGATTCCATTGTTCGCGAGTATTCGTATCGCGTCGAAGCCGGCAGCGCGAGGAAACCGAATCTCGCGACGAAGACGGAGAACCTCAACAACTTCCTGCAGGTGGCCATGCCGGTGGCGCAGGGTCTTCTCCAGGCTGGCCAGCCCGATCTGTTCAATAGCCTGATGACGGCCTGGGGTCAGGTGAACCAGTTCGACGTGTCGTCGTACCTCGTTCCACCACCGCCTCCTCCGCCCCCTGGTCCTCCTCCGGGCGAGCAACCCCCCGCTCCACCTCCCCAAGGACAATAGCCCAGTATGGATATCCCCGTCGAAGTCCAGCGAGCCGGCCGAGAGGCGATTGAGACGTACAGGCGTGCCCTGCCCTACGGGGAACGCTGGGCCACCATGTGCGCTCTCCAAGTCGCCCCGGGCACCAAGGGCTCCGACCGGGCGTTCATGGAAGGCCGCATGAACAACCAGCAGTTGGATGACATGCCCGTCCAGTCCGCGCAGTGGATGGTCAAAGAAGCCAAGGAGGCCGGGATCAATATCTCTGGCAAGTACTACTGCGGCGGGCTTGCGGACAAGCGTGGATGGAAAGACCCCGAAGCCTGGGTGTCATCGAACGACGACATCATGCGCGTGGCCCATAACCGCCGGCTGGCTGTGGCCGGCACGGTCAATTACGACCCGGGCCCGGCTGCCCCGCAGCGCAAACTGATCAACGAGAAGATCGTTAAGCGAGAGGTCGCCAAGGAGCTTCGGAAGAACCCGGGCGCCAAGGCGGCGGATGTGCGGGAGCGCATCCTGGAGAAGCACACTTACAGAGCGAAAGGTCGATAATGAGTCAGATTGAACGGTTTTTCTATGGTGCCACGGTCGTTGCCGCGTCGTCGGCTGCGGCTACCACGCCGCGTATTCCGTACGGCCGTTACTCCGGCGGCGGCGTCATCATCGGCAACACTAACGGCGCCACGCAAATCCGCTGGCATGCATCGGCTGGCCCAGAGGACGTGCCAGTTCAGGTGTTCTCCGATGGCGCTGCCGTGACTACGGCGGTGGTTGTCGGTGCCCACCCGATCCCGGAGGCGTGCTTCGGCTTTGGGTACGTCGCGCCGGTCATCGTCGGTGCGGCCAGCTGCAATCTCTCTGTGCTGGTGAAGGGATGACCAGCAGCATCACGCTTGCTCCCCGCAAGAAGCCACAGCCGGTGGTGCGGGTGGTGTACACGCTCAAAGCCGCTAACGGCAATTTCCTGATCACTAAGGACGCCAAGAACATCACGGTGAAGTACTAATGCCAGACACATTCATCTCCCAGCTTCCGCTCTCCTCCGCTGCCGCTGATGCGGTTGTGGCCGCCGACAGCGGTGACGGCACCGTGACGAACAAGGTCACGCTGGCTTCTATCGCTGCGCTTGGCGGCGGGGCCCCTGCTACCCATGCGGCGACTCACGGTTCGGCCGGCACTGATCCCATTACGCCCGCAGCGATTGGGGCGGTGGCAACCAATGACGCCCGGCTCACTAATGCCCGCGCCCCTACTGGTCATGCCAGTTCGCACGGGTCTGCAGGAACCGATCCCATCACCCCGGCGGCCATCGGCGCTGCACTGGCCAGCCATCAGCACACCCTGAGTGCAGTCACCGATGCCGGGACCGCAGCCTCGCGTAACGTGCCGGCGGTGGGCAACGCCTCTTCTACGGAGGTGGTCTTGGGCTCGGACGGTCGGCTCATCGACAGCCGGGTGCCGACGAGCCACGCCACGTCGCACCGCAGCACGGGGGCCGATGCGATTACTCCCGTAGTCCTCACTCCATCGCTGACGAGCAGCCAGAACGACTGGTCCCCCGGCGTGGCGGATGTGATCTACATCACGGCGAGCGGAGCGTTGAACATCACTGGCCTTGCGGCCAGTGCGGTGGATGGGTTCTGTGTTCTCCTGGTCAACGTGAGTGCGTCGGCCAACATCACGCTGGCCCATGAGTCCAACTCCAGCACGGCGGCCAATCGCTTCCGCTCTGCATACGGGGCGAACTATGTCCTGTATGCAGACGGCGGGTCAGCCACGCTGGTGTATCACGCCGCGTCGTCTCGCTGGAGAATCCTGTGATCCCTCGCCGGTCGTTCGACCCACGCTCCATTGGCGGGCTAGTGCTGTGGCTGGACGACTCCCAGACGGCTAGGGAGTGGTCTGCCAAGTTCGGCTCATCGGCGGTGCAGACGGCGACGAACAACCAGCCGACCGTCTCGTCTATTGGGACTCGCCCGGCCCTGTCGTTCGACGGCATCAACGACACGCTGTCGCTCCCGGTCACGACTCTCTCAACGTGGCATGCGTTCGCTGTAGTGAATCCGGCTACTTCAACCACCCAGACGGTGATCCATCTGGCATCCTCCGGGACGCAGTCGTTCACCCTCTCATCGTCGGCCGCGGGGCTGGCGGTGATCTCCGCTTCCGGCAACCCATCCACGTCGGCGGCGTTCTATGGGGTTGATGGAAGAATCGGTGCCGGCTGGTCCGGTGGCTCGCTGAAGAACTTCTACAAGGGACTGATCGGTGAGGTGCTGGTCTACGACGCCACTCTAAGCAGTCCGCAGGCGACGGCGATCACCCGTTATCTCTCTGCGAAATGGGGCCTGTAATGCAGCGCTATTACATTACCGCAGAAGCCACGTACGAAGCCCTCCGGCAGTCGCTGAACGTCCAGCTGGGCTATCCCACCGGCACGGCTAAGTCCATCTTCCAGACCGCCCTCCAGGCTCCCCGGGACGGATTCCGACGAGTCCTCCTCGCCGTCGATACCGACCTCCCCCAGTACACCGCCATCCTCGCCGCCATCACGCCTCTCATTGAGGCGGATGCCATGGAGGAGATTGACGAGGCAACGTACGTAGCGGCCGTGAACAGTGCCGCATCTGGCGGAGGGGCTAGCACCTGGAGCGAGCTGACCGGCACGCCCACCACGCTGGCGGGGTATGGGATCACTGATGCAGCTACTCAACATCATACGCATAGCGCAAGTGACCTGACGAGCGGCACCGTCGCGACGGCCCGGCTCGGCAGCGGCACGGCGTCTGCGGCTACGTTCCTTCGCGGCGACGGCCAATGGAAAAGCGTGATCTCAACGTCTATCGACGGCGGCACAGCCACAACGGTTGACGGCGGAGTGATAGACGGCGGATCGGCTACAACGATTTAGGAGACTTGAAATGCCTCGTATGCAGCAACGCCGCGACACTGCGGCCAACTGGACGGCCGCGAATCCGACGCTCGCCGCCGGTGAGCTTGGCGTCGAAACCGACACGCTTCGGTTCAAGGTCGGAAACGGCACTTCCAACTGGGCTGCGCTGGTATACGTCGGACTTGTGACGAGCGTTGCCGGTAAACAAGGCGTGGTGACGCTGGATCACCGGGACATTGGAAACTTGCCGACCACGCTGACGCAGTTCTCGGCCAATCAAAACAACCTAGACATCGGCACGGGCGGCATTATCCGAATTTCGTCAGACGCGGCCAGAAACATCACAGGCTTCGCGTCTGGTTCAAGCGGCGACGCAAGGCTCCTCGTTAACGTCGGATCGTTCACCATCACCATAAAGCACCAGGACGCCGGTAGCACTGCCGCAAACCGAATCATCGGCGTTAATTCTGCGGACGTGGAGATCCCTCCGCAGGGATCGGTTGTCGTTTTCTACGACGGAACCGACAGCCGATGGCGGGCTGGCTAAGACCGTCCATCACCTACAGTAGCGCACAAACCATGCCGATGAATCCCCGCCTCCTTCGTCCGCCGGCAAGGTTCCAGGCTCCACATGCGCTCTGGACGCCGGCGTCGATAGGCTCGTCGCTCAAGCTCTGGCTAGACGCTGACGATCAGTCGACCGTCACGCAGAACGCCGGCGCTGTCAGCCAGTGGGCAGACAAGAGCGGAAACGGCGGCGACTTCACCCAGGCAACTGCCATCTTGCAGCCGACTTACTCTGCGGCAGCGATTGGTGGCAAGAGCGCGATCACATTTGACGGATCGGATGACTCTTTACAAGCAGTTCCTTCAGCTTGGGCTTACTCCTATCCGCTAAATGCTTTCGCGGTGTTTCGGGCCAGAGCCTTTACTGCCGACTACAACGGACTTTTTGGCTTTTACTCTGATCCGGCTGGGTTCGCTGCGGGCTGGGGCGTGTTCGTGAAGTCTTTTGGTGTTTCTGCCGTGTATAGCGTTGCGACTGACTTTCAGCCCGCGTACGACGGCGATGGTGCTGTCACATACCAAACAAACGCGACACATATAATGGCCGCGACAATTGGCGATGGACTACTACGAACACACGGCAACGGCGTGCTGGACGGCGAGTTTGCTGGGGAATGGGCAATGAAGACAGGCATTGCCTCGCTTGACAACAAAGTAAGCATTGGCAATGACCTGCGGTTTGGTCGCTACACCGACTGGGACGTTGGCGAAGCAATTATTGTTGGCGGCGGCGTTTTGCCTGATCCCGACCGACAGCGGATAGAGGGATACCTCGCCTGGAAGTGGGGATCGCAAGCACAGCTTCCATCTAATCACTCGTACAAAAACGCGGCACCGACAGTATGAGATATTTTCGCGCTACGCCTGCCGTCTACGATTTGGTTTGCGCGCAACTAGACGCAGCGTATGGCTACCCGAACACTGAGACGAAAACTAGCCGAGCGCTGCCGCTTGCGTCCGGCCTGCCCGCCGATGGTCAAGGTCGCGTGTATCTGGCCATCTCGCAGAAATACTGCGATTACATCTTGCCGTCAGAGATGCTGCCGCAAATGCTCGCCAGCGGTGCGGTGGAGGAAATTGACGAGGCGGCATACCGCAGCGTTCGCGCTGTGCCTCAATGGCCGCCCGATCCGGCCATCGGCTAGTTGCGCTCTTCCCACAACATACGGTCGTGAACCGTCAAGGATTCCTTGACAGTTGCGCTCTTCACCTTAGAGACGGTCGTGCCGATTGCCTGCCGTATCCGACTGGGTACAATCGGGGCATGGCAAAACGAATCGACCCTGACGAATACATTCGCATAGGCTCCGCAGCGGCCATCGCAGGCGTGACGCGGGCCTACATCAATCGGCTAATTGCCCAAGGCCGTTTCCCGGCTGTCTGCATCGACGGGCAAAACTTCGTCAGGCGGGCCGACGCCGAGAAGTTTGCGAATCCCCCGAAAAACTAAAGGGCTTGACATCCTGTATCCGATTGGATACAATAGTGGTGTTGGCGGTTTGGTTTGTGATGTTCGGAGGCGACGATGGCGTGGGTATTTCCAAGTCCAGACGGTCATTCGCGCGAGCCTTTCCGCGTCAGTTACGACTGGCTGGAGGCTCGCTATGGGCTGGCCTTGTCTGGTGCGATGGACGATGCCGACACCATCCGCAACTACCTGCACCGTTGCACAAACGGCCGGTATGTGCGAATCGACCCGAAGGATATGTCGGCCGTGCGGGAGATCATGGTGATGGCTGAAGAGTTCCTGAAGCGGCCAAGGACGGCATCGGAAAAACTGGTTGCCAGCAACATTGCAAAGCGGGCCAAGAAATGGCTGGAGGACGTATGAAACCGTTTCGCGTTTCGTCGGATTGGATTTGGTACGCACATGGCCCGGCTGCCGACGGTCGCCAGCCATCGGCGGTTGCCCTGTGCGAACTAGCGTCCGAAAAGGATTATGCCCTAGTCGCGGATAGGTCGCTGGTGCAGGAGATCGTCAGCGTGGCGGAACTGTACGCCGGTAGTTACGGAGGCGATGCCGAAGACCGGGCCAGATCACGCCGGGCGTCGAAGGTGATTGAGCGGGCCAAGGCGTGGCTGGCGGATTCCTGAAGTGCGCTCTTGCACCAG